CTTGCCACATGGCGGCTCTGAACTAGGGAGATAAAGGTTATCCCAAGCCCTTGAACCTCTAAGGAGGCTTCCCAAATACTATTTTTGGTTGCTTAATCTCTTCCCGATTGAAGAGTTGTGGTCGTCTTAATCCGTGAGGATTAGATTTAATAGGTCTACCGATGCGTCGGTGGAGCAGTGCATCAGTTAAGATGTGCATACTATGGAGTATAGTTTTGGTGATGGGGTTTCCCATCATGAAGCCGTTCCGTATTGGACCGGACCATCTGATGTCTTCTTCTACATCTGAATAACGGATCATCTGGGTCGCGTTTTGAACTATACTGAGCATTTTCAGTATAAAATCCTTGTAAGCACGAGGGAATTCTATGTGAGTGCAGAGGGCATTCACAGCAAGTTTACCAATCGATTTATGTATCGTATCGGTTGCTTCTTTCCAATCAGTAAAGAACTGAAATACGGGCGTCTTGCCATCGTATAAAAATCCGGAATCTTCTCCACCCGGATCTAGTGCTCGGCTGTATTCCCAGCCATCACCCGCGCCTTTAAGGCCGACACGGTGTACAGGATGCAGTGCTAAAGCTGCGTTCAAAATCTTCCCCGCTGGAAGAAGTGACCAAGTATATAGACTATGGCTCATTGTCAGGTAACGATCCTTACCTGGTTCCCGAATTATTGCAATTCTAGCCGAAAAGAGGTCTGTCGGTTCGAACTCTTTACCATCGCTTAATATAAATCTATAAGCGAGATCTTTGGGCATTATTCCTGCCTCAATCAATGCATTCAATAAATTTTGCAATGCGAACCAAAATAGGTGGGCTTGAAAACCCATCTCTATATCCTCCGGCGTTGACGTGAGGAAGTACTTGATTTTGAAAGAATCGAGATCTCTAACGGGAATTTTCCATTTATTCCGTTTCATAAGTTGTAAGTATTGTCTTGCATCTTCTAATTTGCCACCCATCGCTACTGATTTGGTGACAGAAGCAGTTTGTTCTATATTAAAGCTGACCATTTCCACTAGGTTATCGTGGAATTCTATGTTAATGGCCTTTTCCATTACACTTTTAAATTCGTATGTCGTTGATTCGACGGATGTTAATAGCCCTCTAGGGACATGTTCTTCAATTTCTTTGATATATTCTTTATGCAATTCTTTCATAAGATCACGGCTGAGCTCCGGTTTCTGCTCAACTAATCTCGATCGGTATTCTTTACCTTTCTGTCTTGATAGTGCTATCGGGAGATAGCCCAAAATCCTTGTTTGACAAAAAGTTGTCATTCTCAACATCCATGCACTGCTAAGTGTATAGTCTTCTTCGATATCATTCCATTGGTCAATGATATAATCGTATAAACGTGTTCTTTCTGGAAAGAACATCATTATAGATCTGTGTTTAAATTTAAAATCTGTTAAGGCCCCTAATCTTACCATGGGCTCATTCGCGTGAAAGTTTCTTTTGACGTGTTGACAATATTCTTTGATATTTTTATAAATTCCGTTATCCTCGGAATCTGCGTCTTGCATATAATTTGCGAGAAGTTCTCTGAACAAGCATGCGGTCTGCTTGGCTATCAGTTCATAGTGCTCGAATAAATCCGGGTACGTAAGAATTCTCTTAATTATTAAACCATTGAGAGTAAATAAAGTTTGTTTAATTGCAACCTTCCACGTATCAGGTGACTGATACTTCTTCCTTTTCATCGCTTGGTGAAGTCGGTATTTCTGGTTATAAGTATAAAACCAGTATACATTATTGAATATTTTAGTTATGTTCATATCATTGACTTCTCCCCAACCGGAGATGCCTGTGAGGTCACGTATGTGGCCATTATATCTCTCATCGAGCAGAGATCGACCATCATAGCAAAAGGCTATATGTTTTTCCCGTGGCTCCATGCCACGACGTAATTCTGGGCTTAGTTTTCTTAAAGCATCAATAAAGCAGACTCGTTCTGCATTAGGCGCTATATCTCGACAGGGACATGTTAGTGCAATTGGTTCCCCTACGTTTCTGTAGGAACACAATAACTCTTCGCATTTATGCGGGGTCAGATCAAACTCCAGATGAGCTCTGTAGGAGTTGAAAGTAGTCGCTAACGGTATACTACTAGTGTGGACGATATATTTCGTTTCAGTTTCGACGGTATAATGGATGCCGACGGAGGTTAAGGAGGTGAGAAATTCACTATCTGTGTCATTAGATGACGAGTTCATTACTAAGAAGCGATGTC